TATCTACTATGAAGCTTTTAATTTTGTAAAGTATGAAGGACAAGGCAAACATTTTAATATACATGCAGACCATGGCCCAGCGTATAACACTACGGTTTCTGCAGTTATATATATTAATGATGACTATGAAGGTGGAGAAATTAAATTTCCAAGATTAGATGGGTACACACTAACACCAAAAGTTGGAGATATAGCAGTATTTCCATCAAACTATATATATGAGCACGCATCTCTTCCAATGCTATCTGGAACAAAATATTGCGTTGTAGTTATGACAGATATTAATCTATTGGGGCATCAGCATGAGTCTAAAAGATAATCTAGTAATTTTTAGATCTTTTAGACCTTGGTTAAACAAAGATAGTAAGTCCGTACCTCAAACAACACAGTCTGAAATTCCCCAATGGTATAAAGATGCAGACAGATTTGCAAAGATGCCAACTGGTGAATACTACAAAGCACCAAAAGAAGTTTGTCCTTTTCCAAAAGAAGGAACTACAGATGACTATGGGAAAATACCTACATGGAAAGCTTGTCCAGCAATTATGGATGGATTTTCAACAGGGTATGTATTAAAAACTCCTTGTGACCTTACATTTTTTAAAACTGAAACAGGATCAATAGATGTTAAAATAGAAGATAAAAGACATCAAGATTTTTGTGGAAAAAGACTAGCCATGCCACAGTTTGAGCATCCAAAAGGATTCTACAAAGATCATTTTGCCTGGTATCCAGACTGGGGATTTGAACTTCCAGAAGGATACAGTGCATTATTTATGACACCTATGAATAGGTTTGATCTTCCTTTTATTAACACAACTGGCGTTGTTGACAATGATAGCGTTCATCTACTTGGTACCTTTCCGTTTTTTATTGCAGAAGGCTGGGAAGGAACAATTCCAGCAGGAACTCCGTATGTACAAATTTTACCATTTAAAAGAGAAAACTGGACACATGAAGTAGAGTTTCAAACTCAAGAAAATATATATGCTAAAATGATATCTAATGCAAAATTTTATCGTCAACCAGACGGCGGTATTTATAAAAATAAAGTTTGGTCTAGAAGAGAATACAAATAGGGGAAAAAATGCAAACTTGGACAGAAAAAGTTAATTACGGTAATGGTATTGTATGCTATAAGGGTGTCATTAATAAAGACATTGACGTTATAAATAGAATTGAAGCCGTTGTAAAGCCTTTGGGTGAAAAAGAACAATTTACTTGGCAACCAGCATATGTTGGATACCAGCAGCTAATTCCAGACTACAGAGACTGCGTAGACTTTAAATATAAGAAAACCGATATTGAACAAAACAAAACTCCAGACTCAATAAAGCTACAAGAGCTTTGGCAAGATCTATATGACGTTAAGTCTCCATGTGTTGATGATTACAGAAAAGACTACAACATTATGGATTTAAAATATTGGGAAGCTTTTAATTTTATTAAGTATGGGCCAGGACAACACTTTCAAGAACATCATGACCATGGCTTTTCTTATAACTGCACAGTTTCACTTGTGGCATATCCAAATGATGACTATGAAGGAGGTTCACTTTTCTTTAGATTACAGAACCTAGACGTTAAGGCAGATGCAGGAGATTTATTTATTTTCCCATCAAACTTTATGTATCCTCATCGTGCAATGCCAGTAATTTCAGGAACAAAATATTCTATTGTAACGATGCTTGATTATAACAAAAAGTTTCATACTAACGAAATGTACATGGATAAAGACTAGTGCTTAATATATCAGCTGAAAGGTTTCCAGATTCAAGGATCATACTTTCTCCTATGTCAATCAAAAGAGATTGGATGGATGTAACTCCAGAAAAACATGCCTATAGATGTTTTCCAGTTACACAGGCAAATATGGTTGGGTGGAGTCTTTCATGTACTGAAGATATTAAGTTTATTTGGAACGGCATAAATGATACAAGTTCAGAAAATGTAACCATATTAGAAGGCTCAGATTTTACATATACTGGAAGAGGGCAGTCTACAGTAAGTCTACACACTGGACTAACTTTTAGATCTGAGCAAAACGTCAGTATGCTTACGATTAATCCAGTTAATTACTTTAATGATGATTTTGAAACAATGTCATCTTTAATAAGCACATCTTGGCTTGACACAGGGTTTCCTTTGGCAATCAAAGCAAGATCTGCAAACAAAGAAATTACAATAAAGGCAGGAACCCCAATTGCTACAATAATTCCAATTTCTTTGACGGCAATTGACAATACATCAATTCAAATAATTGATTACTCTGATGTAGACAGAAAAAGACAGATGGCTCACCAGTCTTATGGTGAAGCTGCACAAGAAATCAATAAGTCTGGACAATGGACTGACTGGTATAGAGATGCAGTAAATGAAAAGGGTGAAAGTACGGGTTCTCACGAAACCAAGGTTTTGCGTCTTTCTGTTACTGATAATACATCAAACAAAGGAAATGGTATAATCTAATTATGGATAAAATAGATGCTTCTGTTGTAGTTAGAAAGGCCTCCCTGACCCCTTCTGGTTGGTTTGGGGATAGCAAAGACATGATTGTTGAGCTAGAAAACTTTATGACCCAAGAAGAAATAGAGTTTTTAGAAAAAGCTGCAAAGTCTTTAACAGTTTGGGACGTAACACAAAGCCATGTTAATGAAAACGGAACTGTCGTTTATGATTCTGATTACTGGAAAGATAGAGTAGCAACTCAGCCAACCTTAGATAAAAACGATCCAAATATTTCTCCAGTTATTGCTGGGTTATTTCAAAGACTACAACCAATTGTAGAAGAGTTTTACAAAGTAAGGGTTATACCTACGGGCACTACTATTGTTAAGTGGCTTCCTGGACAATTTCAAAAACCTCACGCAGACAAAGAACTTCACGATGGCCCAGACGCTGGACTTCCAAATGATTTTCCTAATTATGATTTATCTAGCCTGTTTTATTTAAATGAAGACTATGAAGGCGGAGAGCTATATTTTCCATTACAAGGTGTACAGTTCAAGCCTAAAAAGGGTGCTGCATATTTTTTCCCTGGAGATAAAAACTATGTTCATGGAGTTACAGAAATAAAGAGTGGATTAAGGTTTACATGTCCATTTTTCTGGGAGATTACAGAGCATACTGGAGACAGGAAGCCATAAATGACTAATCAAACTCTTGAATCTGTAGAAATATACCCAAACATTCTTGTTTATAAAAACATGTTTAAAGATATTTCAAAATCTTATAAAGTTTTAACAGATTCTTTAGTAGAGTCAGAAGATAGACTATTTAATCCTTGGACAGAGTGGTCTATTTTTGGAGAGTATTTAAATCCAATGACACCTTCTTTTTGTATGGGCGGTAAAGATGGAGGTTTAGAAAGCATTGAAACAAAAACAGAAATTGAAGAAAACCAAAAACAATTCGGTATAGAGATGATGAAAAATTTTCATTTAGTTACAGAAGATTATATTAAGAGATATAATCTTGATGTAGACCTAGACTTATTGTCTACAGATGAATCAGGCGACCTTATTCCAACCTGGAGATGGACGGGTGGAACAATAGGAAAATATCACATTAGTAATGAAGAAGAAAAACACGGAATGAGATATCATTCAGACTATATGAGAGAGCAAGGGGCTGCTCCAGGATATAAATTTATCATAACATGCACAATTTATTTTAATGATGACTACGAAGGTGGAGAGATTGACTTTGCCATGGGAGACAAGCTTGTTAAATACAAGCCAGAAGCTGGGGATCTTTTAGTTTTTCCATCAGGACACCCAGACTATTTAACAGAAGACGACAAGCCATATCTGCACGGAGTTATGCCTTCTTACAGTAAAAACAAGTTTTTATCAAGAATGTATTGGCAAAAATATCAAAAAGGAACAGATGAGTGGTATGAGAAAGAAAAAGAATTTGGAAAAGATGTTTGGTCTAGCATGCAACCAAAGTTGAACGAGCAGTTTAGAATAGACAACCCACAAAGGAATGAGATAGAGGGAGCGGTGAGAATAAAATGAACCTAACAAATAAAACTAGAATAACAAAAGACATTATTGTTTATGAAAATTTTATTGATGCAGAAACTGCTGCTAAACTTGTAAAAGTTTTAGACAAGCATGCAGAACTTGAATTAATTACCTGGATGCCTATATCTTTTTATGAATCATACTCTTCTGTTTTACCACAAGATGATGACGAGCATGTAGAGAACGAGGGATTGCCAAGCGACATATTCTCACAAATGAAACAAGGCATTATTGACGCTGTTGCAAGTGTTCACGACCTTGATCCAAAAATAATTTCTCAAATTGGTTATCACACACAAAAATGGGAACCAGGAGCATATGCAAGAAAGCATTCTGATAACACAGATGAACATGGTCACTCTGGCGCATTTACAAGAAGTAGGTATGCAGCATTTTTATATTTAAACGATGACTTTGAGGGTGGAATGTTACAGTTCCCAGATCAAAACATAAGCCTACAGCCAAAAGTTGGAATGCTTGCTGCTTTTGACGGTGGATTTAACAATATGCATGAAGTAAGTCTTATTACCAAAGGAGTTAGATACACAATTGGTTCTTTCTGGGACGATAGAGAAGAAGATGCCTACCCTCAAGAATTAAGAGATGCCTGGGCTGCAGAAATGAAAGAGACTAGAGCAAAACAAGAAATTGAAAGAGCAGAATGGCAAGAATTGCTTAAGCAAGGCTGGAAGCTAGATAAAGATGGAAATAAATATAACTCTAATGAGGTGCCAAATGCTTGAAAAATTTAAACAAAACCTTAGAGATAATGGTTTTATATTTGAAGAAGTTACAGATGAAATTCTTTGGATTAAGGATTTTTTTACAAATGAAGATCTAGATTTTGTATTAAAATGTATAGATAACGCATCACAAGCAGACTGGGAAATAGAATATACAACAAATCTTGCTAGATTTTGTATGGAAAAGTTTGGAAGAGATGACGTAGACAACCTTGTTGCTGAAGGAAAATTTGAGATTACACAAAACTGGGCAGATAAAAATTTAAACATAAAGCATCATAAAGAGCAGCAAGTTTTTTATAAAAGATTATCAACAATGGTTGATAAATCAGATCCTTTATTAATGCTAAGTGGGTTAGCAACAATTCAAAGAATGCAAAAAGGGGTTGAGTTAAAGTCACATACAGACCAACATACAGACCCATCAATAAAGTATGCAACAATTATATATATTAATGACGACTACGTTGATGGAGAGTTATTCTTTCCAAAGCTTGACATATCGTTAAGACCAAAACCAAGAGACTTGTTGTTTTTTCCAGGGGATGAAAAGCATGAGCATGGAGTAAAGCATGTTGGAGAAGGCCCAATAAGATATGTTATAGTAGGTTTTATTAAAGAAAAAGACCACTATGAAAACAACAAATACTAAGGAGAACATGTGAACGTAGAAAAATTAGATCCAAAAACCTATTACTACACTGATGCTATTGAAGATTTTGATACCTTTAAGCAGGTTTGGAAAGATCTAGACACTCTTGAGCAGTACAGTGAATCAGGTGTAAATGTTTGGAACCCTTGGACATCTTCTAACGATAAAACTTTTATCTATGGAGAAACAAAGACCTTTGACGTAAATGCAATAAACAACCTTAGTGGAGAAGTAGCAGAAAAAAGTAAATATATCTATGATGCTATTATGACTACAATGCATAATGTTTGTAAAGACTATGCAACTTCTTTGGGAGACTTTGATGAACCAAGACTTTTTCCAACATTTAATATAAAAAAGTATAACACTGGTATGGGTATGGGAGCACACTTTGATCAGCTAGATGGAGATCAAACACTAAGGTATTCTTTAGTTATGTATCTTAATGATGACTGTGATGGTGGAGAAATCTCATTCCAACTAAAAGATTATGATGGAGGATGGACAAGTTCTGAAGGATGGGTTAGAGGTGCCCCAGCAGTAGACTTAGACTATGATGTTGCAGTTGCTGATAAATCTATTGATTTTGGTTTAAAGCCTAAAGCAAATAGCGTTGTTATATTTCCAGCATACGCCCCATACTTTCACACAGCACATGTAGTTAAATCTGGACATAAGTTTATGGTTCCTGGTCACTGGATTCATAACCACATGGACCTTAATTCTAGTCAGAGCATGTAATTGAAAACAGCAATAGTTACTGGAGCAAGCAAGGGTGTAGGAAGAGCAACCGTTAAGCTTCTTGAAAAAAGCGGATACAAGGTAATTGCAGTATCAAGAAATATTTCTAAGATGTTAGACCTTGTTTCAGACAATGTTGAAATTTATCAGCTAGACGTTACAGACTCTGACCAAATAAAACTGTTTGCTGAAAAATATAAAGACATTACTTTAGATTTGTTAGTTAATAATGCAGGAGGTGGTTCTAGTCCAACAATGATTATTAATGAAACACCAGCAAACTTTAGAATTGCATATGATATTAATGTAACAGGACCAATGTATATTTCTCAGCTATTTGTTCCAGCAATGGAAAAGTCTACTAATCCAACTATTGTTTTTATTAGTTCATTAGGAGGCAAGGTTCCATACCGTTCTGGAGGCAATTACATTAATGCAAAAAGAGGACAAATGGCATTAGTGGATACAATGAGGCTAGAGTTTCCACAATATAGAATTAAAATAACTGAAATTTGTCCAGGAACAATTGATACACAAGAAGAAAAAAGAG